CAAAACCCCAAGCCCCTCAACCTATCACAATGGTCGAGCTACAGGCACAACTTGCAGAGGCTCGGCTGGAGATCGTTCAGCTAAAGCAGGCCAATACGGAATTGCAAATCCAGATTCAGTTGGCGCAGAAGGCGGCGCTCGGGCCATCGCTCGACCAAGTGCGGCAGCAGGCGCAGCAGGCGGTGCAGGACGCACAGCAGGCCGCCAGATCGGCCCGGGCAATGGCGGATGCGGAACATCCCAAGAAGTAACGTAGTTGTGTGCACTGCGGTGCCTGAGAAGAACCGGCAAGAGAAAGCCCTCCTCAATCTTCCGAGGAGGGCTTTCTAGCTTTACAGGAACGTTGATGTAAAATCCAGGATCAATCGGTGGAATATGGCACCTCCTTTCTGCTATTCGGTAGCATTGAGAATGAAGTCAAAAGCTGCAAGCTCCTCGGCGCCTTCGATCTTTACCAAAGCATTCTGCCAGTCCATGTATTTAAACATGAGGCCAGCTTTTGTAGGAATCATGCCGCCAGCATACTGGCCAAAAAGGATACGATCGCCGACTTTGAAAGCAGCTTTAGCTTTGGCCTCGGCACCCATAGAGACTACCACACCTGTTTGCGGGAGGTTCTTGGAGGTTTTTGGAATAATGATTGTGGCACCAACGCCTTTGCAGTCTGGACAAAGCTCATCCTTCTCGACTGACTTGTAGTCGCCGCCGCATTCAGAACAGGGAATGTCTTTCCTTGCTTCTGATGCTGCTGATCCAAGTGTGTTTGAAATTTGAGCGATCTCTTCTAGAGAGTACTTGCGTCCTGATCTACCGCAAGTTACACACTCACACTGGTGCTTGATACGCTTTCGACCTTTGCAAGTCTTGCATTCATAACCTGTGACAGCGAGGTCAATACTGACAATAATCCGCTCTCCTAAACCCTCAAAGGTGTAAGGAAATCCAGGAAAAGAAACCTTGTTTGATCCGTCAAGCACAAGATCCTTTACGCTAATCTCACCTGCATCGTCAATCTTTTTCAGAAGTTCTGCTTCGCCTTCAAAGGGCATCTACGGTCCTACCTTTCCGTTTTTTGCTGCTGGTGAATAGTACGTTTGCTTGTTCTGGGTTGTTTGTGTTATGAAACCCATTGTTTCGAGAATGAATAGGATACGATCAAGCGTCTCGCTGGTCATGTGGCGATGCAATGCTCGAAGCATTTCACGTTTGGATGCACGGCCATACTTTTCGATAAAGTCTTGTACACGTGCAGTGGCTGCTGCATCCATGCTTTCTCCAGCACCACGAAAAAGCTTTCGGAGAGAAGCTATGATTTTACCGACTTCTGCTATAGCATTGGCCATATCAAAAGCCTCAATCAGCAGGGTATCGCCGCGAGAAGCGGAGAAAATCATGGCAAGCTTTAAGACGTGTGCTTTCATCCTAGCACGAAAGTTTGCTACGGCCTCAGAATCATCTTGAGATGCGGCAGCGCGGTTCTGCTTTAGGAAGCTTTCAAACATCAGACGTGCCGCAGTATCAACTTTGAACTCACCATTCAGCGAGGCAATAGTTTTGAGGTCGGTTATAAGCTGATCGTATAAAGCTTTCGAGCGAGCATTCTTTTTTAGCGGCTCCGGCCATGGAAGATCCTTGCTTGGATTCTCCGCATAGATAAACATGCATCTGCTAGAGAAACCGCCAGTAATAACCATGTGCGCTTCACGATTGACATTACGCAAAAAGTCAGGTACACTAGCAGCCAATAGACTACAGCACATGTTATCAATAAATACACTGCCTTTGTTTTTAGTTTGGTAATCATAAGTTTTCTTGCTCCATGCCTCCTCCAGAAACTCCAACATCCACTCAGAAGCACCGAGCAATACTCGCAGCTCGGTGCTGAAAAGCAGGCAGTTATGATCCTTTGCGCCGATCACAAGCTGCATGTTTTTAATTGTCGGTGGCGCTGACCAGCCATCTGCAATGCGTTCGAGAATGCGCTCAGCGGTTATGCGGTCACTGAGGGTGTTTACAACCTCGGCGGGCTGAGCATCCTTGATCATATCCTCGATGATATTCATTGCTGTGCCTTTGCCAACCCCAGGCGGGGCAACCAGCACTACAAACATGTTCGGATAAAGTGTGTACGTGCCAATCTCGAAATGTACGTTGTTTTTCAGCGCCGCACCAATAAGCGAAAGCGCACTCCAGACAATGAAATTATCCGGCGTGTCCGTATGCGGAGAGACGCAATCGAAAAATGCTTCGTGGAATGCTTTTCTCAGAACCCTAGCCACAAGATGCCTTTCTTACACTACTGGAATAAGTACCTGCTTTGGCTCCGCCGCGGCTAGAATATCTCGAAGTTTTTCCATCGCTCGTGCTACTCCTGCTCTGGAGATTTCTTTGATCTTGACTGTGGTTTGGAAGTCGTAACCGAGTTCCGCTTCGATTGGGATGTTGACTTCGATTCCATTGTGAAACTTAATAGTCCTGTCAAAGGCGGCGTTGGTTCGGAGAAGATATTTATAGACTGTTTCAGCGTCTGCTCGAATATCTTGGACAATGCTATCATGGCCTTCCTGGACGATAAATCGTTCTTGAATTCCATAGTTACTTTCGAGTTTGAGGAGAGCAAAACCGGTATTATCACCGACGACTGATTGTGGAATGTAAGCGTATGCTTCCTTGAAGACCGTCGCGTTTGAGTCGTTTGGTCTGGCATCGAGGAATTGCCTTTCTCGCCCAAAGGGCGTTACAAGCATGTGGGTTTTGGAGATCTGGTCCTTGACGTACTTGTGGAAGACAAGGTCTACTGACGGATCATGCTCTGCTACCTTTTTGAGTAATGCTTGACAAGCGACCTCGCTAAAGCTAAAGCCTTCTTGTGCTAGGGCGTCGCTCATACGCCCGGCCTTCATATCGTAGTTGCTGGCGTGACGAGTTTTTTTACCAAGATACCTCTCCATTGAATCTTTCCACTCCCCCGGAGTTTTCGCAGCGAGCGGAATTCCAAAAATAACACTGGCGAGTCTCGTGTGGCGGCCATATACATCTGTATCATCGCGTAGCTCTTTCAAGGCTTGATAATTCTCGCTGAGCGCCGATACTGGCCAGTCTTCGGCGGAGACTTGATCGACCATTAAAAAGATGTTTCCTGGACGTGCGACAAGGCATCGCCTGTACATTGCTGCTACGTCGCTGTGTTTAGGGAAGTTCTGAGCGTTATTTCCAAAGCCGAAAGTATGGCGTCTGGATGAACGTCTACCAGTGAGAGTTCCGGCAACGTTGTAGTTAGAGAGAAAGTACGCTTCTCCGGATCTTTCCAAGAGTCTAGCGCTAAGGTAAGAAGAGTACAACTTTCCGAGTTCTCTAATTTTGAGAATTGCTCTAATAGCAGGATCGCCTCCCGGATAGTTAAATTGATTTTTAGAGAGCATCTTCTGAAGCGCAAGCTCTCCTGTGCTGTATCCTTGTTCATAATCTCCCTCCGAGTTTTTCTTTGTGATTTTTACTACTTCGTAGCCGAGGTTTTTGAGGCCGGTTAGGAGTGCGAACTTTCCTTGAGTAGCATTGATGTTGATTGCACCGCTGGCATTCAAGCCTTTTATAGCTTCGTCCGGTGCATTCGCCGCGCCGACAAAAACCTTTGTACCCCATTGATTGCTGGCGATTGCTAGTTGCTGTGCAACCTTTGCTTTGACAATGGCTTTAGCTTCGGCGATCCGTTGGACATTGACGCAGATGCCACGATTACCGACATGGTAATAAGCTGCTTGAAGAGCGTGCTCATAAGATGAGGTTACCTTATCTGTCACGTTCCTCCACCTTTGGTGTACTATAATGAAGATCAGGTTTTCTCACGCGAACAGAAAAAATCAAGTCGCCGTTTCTTATATACACATAGTACGCTGCGGCTGTCTCTGTGCATGATGGGCCTTCTGGGATTAGCTCGCATTCAGCGCGAGCATGGATTGGCTCGCTCATTGCTTCTCCTTTAACTCCGCTTCGATCTTTGAGCACTCCGCAATAATGTTGCGGAGTGCTTCCTTGACTTCTGTTAGCATGTGTGTTATTGGAAACTGTGCGATCTTTCCTACGGATTCTCGAATTGAGACAAGAGAGACCTCTACTTGGTTGTTCATACGTTCTCCTACTTCAACTGTGGGCGTTGTTGGAATTCAAGTTCTTGTTGCTCCCAAACCTCATATGTTACGCAAACATCCAAACAATTGTATCGCCGGAGTTTGTCCATATGCTTTACACTCCATCCATGGCCTTCGTCCTTGTAATAAGGCTCCCGCGTATATTGCCGAGTCAAAAACTGTAACTTATGCGAAAGCTCTGGCCACAGAATATGGTGTCTTAAAAGTGTGTCTTGTACACGATCCAGCGAGATTTGGAATCCAAGAGCCTCAAAAAAAAGCGCGTCAAAATTGAAGAAGTTCTGCCCCAGTATGGGCTTTCCTTTAAGCAATAAATCCAACGCTCTCCAAAGAGTCCTATTCTCACTTGGGCTGTCACGGAATAAGTTGAAGGATATCCCGAAGTCATGGCTGTCAGCAATGCCAACGGTAATCGGGTATCCAGGATGCGGAAGAAAGGCGCTTCCTTTGCGAGGGTATACTGTTTCAATATCAATTGATAAGAGTGGCGCTTTCCTGAATCGCTCAAAACATGACAGTATTTCGTTAAGCTCAAGATTTCCATAACGCATTGTCCTTTCTGGAAGCGGCCGCAGCGTACCATGCTTTTGCCAATAGACCAGCTCGTCCTGAAGCTTTTGCAGGTCCACGTACACCGTGACGTTTCGCTCTTTCCAATCGCCGACACATCTGTCGGGACCGTAAAGTGGCATCATGTAGTGCGGGTATTGGAGAACACCGCATTGCAGCAAGCTACCGGCATACTTCTGTAGTTGGCCAGGATTTGTCTCAACGGTCTTCGGTGTACGAAGTTCTGGCAAAAACCAACCAGCAACATCGCCAATCACAATAATCAACGGAGGCTTAGAAGCTGAAAGCTCAGACTCCAAATTTGTATAAGCGTGCAGATCATCAGTGTTAGGAGCACGAGAAGTGAAATACACACTGTAAGGATCAATACCAGCTTCACGAAGCATCTTGTCAAAAACATGCCCGAGTCCTCCTGACATGAGAGTATCCTTGCCGGTTTTTGGATCGTAGTCAGAGCTATAAGGCTTTGCTAGGATACACCAGATACGTGCATTGCGATTACCGCGTGGTTTGATGTAAGGCATTAGGCAAGTATCCTATCCTTTATATCACGCAACCAAAACAGCATCTTCACGCTAACCGGCGCGCCGTCTCTAACACGTGCTATCATATCATACTCGTGCGAACGAAGCTCGTCTTGGTAGTCGTCGAGCATTGTGATTATGCGGAGGGCTTCTTCTCTACGCTCGTCGGGGCCAAGTGTAGACTGGCTTAGATCGTTGTAGCTCATGCTATCTCCTTCGGTGTTCTCTGTACCGCAAGCCACTTATCCAGAATTGCGTGAAGGCACTTTTGGCCGCAGACACAATCAGCGTCAGAATTGCCATAATCATCTTCGTGAAGCGTGTTAAAAGTACTTAGCAAGACTCCACTATTTCGTATGCAGTATGCGTACCAGTGGTTAACTTCTCCTTTGATCGCGCCGCAGACTGCACAAGTGTAAGTGATTTTACTTGGCATATAAACGACCCCTCCTCTTCAGTTTGGCTTATTTGCTAGTTCGCTGCCTAAGCTCGCTCGCAACATCTTCTCAATCTCTGGATGCCGCACTATGAATATAGCAAGTCTCAAACTAGATTCGAAACCAAGAACACGATGAATTCTTGTAAATGCCGCATGAACAGCATGTTGACTCATTCTCAAAGTAATGCCTATCGCTTCCCTTGAAAACCCCAAAGCTGTCAAAGCGGCAACCTGTCTCAGACGCTTTGACAGCATCTCAAAACGCGCTGTTTCTTCCTGTGTCGCTGTCATTGAAATACCTCCTCTCCGTTTTGATTTTGTAGAGGCTGGACCCAGCAAAAGAGTTTATACTCCTCAAAGTGCTCTGCGCAAGCATCTACAAAATCAAAAGGACGATCGTTGGAAAAGTGCAAGCGGTGGAGAGCTTCATTCTCACACCGCTTGCCAGATACATCAGTGAAGGTACAGCGCCATCGTGCCACGATGGACTCCTTGAACTAGTTCTTGATCAGATTGGTACTGTGCTTCTCAGTGCATCCCGCAACAGCACACTTGAACTGCCGCACATCATTAGACTTCTTGCCGTTGTACTCGCGGGTCGCAAGCTCTGCTTCAAGTGTCTTGTTGAGCAACGGTCCCTGATACTTCCACTGCGAAGGATCATCCGGGTTAGTGTCGCTGCCTTCGAACACGCCGGGAATGGTGAGGTTCTCCTTCTCGGTGCCGGCAAACTCATCCTGTACAACTTCCATCTGCAAGCCGGTAGCATGAATGAAGTCCGCCCACATCCAAGCCATCTTGGTGTTAAGGCCAACGAATACTCGCTTGCCGTCGTGATCAGTGCCGCCGATGATCGCAAGCTCGGCATTGAGTGAGACGGACTCGCCGTTCTTTGCAGCGCGTGGACGAAAGCCCTTGATCTGCAAAGTGTACCAGCCATCAGGTGCTGGTGTTGAACCGGAAAACTCTTCTCTGCTGAAGTTCATTTGGAATGGCATTTGAACTGCTCCTTTGTTTGTGTTTGTGCGGCAGCGCCGCTGTTAAGCTTTTACAAGCGCGTTCTTAGCTAACGCTGCTCGCCTTTGACGGTGTTTTTCAATCATCGCCATAATGTCTGGTTCTTCGGTAGCATCAAGCATCATAGTTGTAGAAGCCATTACATCGTTTGATGGCCTACATGTCACTGTGTAGGTTATCTGATTTGGCCTCAGTGCGTTGACTGTGATACGATAAACTTCGTTGAACAAGCTGAGACAGTTTGCAAGATACTGCGGATTGACTGTTACCTGTCCAGTATAAGCTGTCTTTTCTGATGTAGACTCTGCGGCATCTTTTTCATCTCTCTCGTGAAAGACAAAAATGAGATTAACACCAAGGCCGGTTAGCTCGGAAACCAGATACTCAACGTAGCGTTGGATACTAACGACAACATCCCAATCCTTTCCTTTGTAGACTGTTGTTGAGTTTCCGACTTTGATACCTTTGAAAAGCCCCGGAGACTGCCGACGAATCTCATCCTCAAGCGCTCGTACCATAAAGGTAACAGAATCAAAAACTATCGTCGCCGGAAGCGGAACCTTTTTTATCTTGTTTGCTTTCATGACAGATAAATCAGATTCCACGTCTAGCATTGTTGGATTGGACAGCACCAGCAAATTCGGCTTGCCTTCCAGCGACTCGGCACGATCATCGAAGTCATAGTATCTGATCGGACCGGGAGCAGTGGATGCAAGCCAGGATTTGCCACTTTTTGGACGCCCCATGATTGCTATCTTGAGACGCTCCGAGGCTACGATCGTCTCGGAGCGTATTCCTTTCATATTAGCGAAAGGATTTGGTGTAGTGGACATTTCCTGCTCCTTGGAGAGTTACTTCTTTTATGTTACAACTACTGGCGCATCCACTGGTGTGTCCGTTGCTACTTCGACTTCTGCTGCTGCTAACGTCGCTTCCGCCGCAGCAAGTTTTGCATCTCTGTCTTGCTCGATTGTAGCGTGACGCCGACAGAGTTGATAAGAAGTAACAGACTCATCCACTGCTTCTGGAATCTCTGTTTCATTTACTGTGTGCGCTGGCACCGTAGTTTGTGTAACTGCTGACACAAGCACATCTCCGGCTCTCCAGCATTGCATATGGTTTGGTAGAAGCCCAGAGCATTTACCGATTGGTACTCCTGTGCCACTGTCTGGCCCAAGGTCTGCGTAAGTTTTTGTGGTTGACATTTTAATTCTTTCTCCTGCTCCTATGTGTTAGGTGCTACTTCTTCTGTGTTCCAGATTGGTAGCTGTACAAAACCATTTTTGAGTGTGGCAAGCTCACCATCGGTGGAGCCTTGCCGACATACATCACGGTAGTCACATACACCGTAATGCCAGTTTACACATGCAGTTGTGTTACGTGGGACTGGCATCTGTGCAGCTACAAGCTCCATATCATCCACAAGATGATGTACAGTGTTTATCATTCTGTTTCTGTATGCCTCAAGCTGCTCAGCAGACTTTCTGATTGGTACACGCTTAAAACGTTCTTCTGGATTGGTTGTGGGTTTCTTCTGAATGAGGTTCATCAGAATCTTCGAGCAATCACGTTTTAGAAGCTGCTCCTCTGGTACAAGTGTTGGGAGAATCTTCGAGAGTGCGAAGATGTATCCGACTGGGCCTTCCTCGGTTTCAAATTGTAACCCAGGATCGCCGCGGAAAGTGCCCATGGTTTTATGATCCATGGGACAAATGAAGTAGCCATCATCCACAATCAAGTCCATCCGTCCAGCGAGATAAATCTCAATCTCCTCGCCGATGTAAAGTGGAACTTCACCATTGCGCCCAAAAGATACCTCAGCGCCAAGAATGCGAAGCTTCTCATTCTGTGGCGTCATCACTGTACCATACTGCGCAAGCAGTCCAACAAACCCATGCATACCGCCGATGAGCTTGTACTCCTTGTGCTCACAGTGCTCGTCCATTTTTGCTTCGTGCCACTCAGCAACCGCTCTATCAGTCGCCCACGGCCATAGATCAAAGCCAGGTTTGCGAAAGTCTTGGTAGTAGATTTCAAACATCTTGTGTAGAAGGATACCAAAGTCTAAGTACCAGCTACGTTGACGTTCGCCCTCAACACGTATGCCTTTCTTCTGCAAACCAAATACATTCCCGTACACGAAATGCTGAGAACAATTTCTATAAGTTTGCAAAAGGTGATTGTCTACTACCACAATAAGCTTTTGCTTTTGCTCATCCCAGTACATCCACGGTAGTGGATTCCGAGTTAGAAACTCTAAAAGCTCGACGCTCGGTTTCATGTTAGGACAACCTTTCTGAGATAAGATGCGCGTAGCCTTCGATGTCAACCCAGGAGTCTTTGTAGGTTGGGTCGCCATTAAGAATACGTGCTATCTTATGCTGTATCATGTCCAGAGCTTCTCTCATGTCTGGGCTAAGATTATGCCAGTTAAAACAAACGTGCATATCAGCCTTTAGACTCTGCGCTATTTGTGCGTGGTCTGAGAACTTTCCGTATTTCTTTCTACGCTCTGCAAGCACACTTTCCACAAAAGGCAGCGGCTTAACATGCGAAGCCTGCTCTACCTTTTTTGCTGGTCTTAGGTACACTCCTCTTGGCATTCTGGTTTCACCCTTTCTCTATCAATTCAAATTCGACAATCTCAATTTCTTGAGATCTGCGTCCTGGAACTGAACGTGGCTCAAGATCAACATCCTCTCCACAGCCTCGCCATCCCCATTTACCGGCTTTCCAGGCATTCAAAGTATTTGAGGCGGCACTTCTGCGAGAGAATAACCTTGGATCGTTTTTTGCTGTGAAGTCTCTATAAGAGTTCACTTTTCCTCTCTTTCCATGAGGAAGATACAATCCGGTTACCTTATCTCTTAGTGCAAATGCTTTCATCGGCTTCTCCTTATTTCTTGATTAGCTTCATAATATCATTCAACCCCAAGCCCTTAGCTTGCATCTGCTTTAACATCGCCGCAAGCTGCTCTTGCTGCTTGTTTTTACTAACCGTGCGAGTTTTCTTCACGGTCGTGGTTGTAGAATCATGCACAGTTGTTGTTGCTGGCGTTGGAATATGTATCTTCACTCCAGCATATCGGTGCATATACTCTGTACGTTTGCGTTCCTGCTCAGCGATCATCAAGCTAAGGATGTTCCGATGGTATTCTATCGAAAGATCAAGCTCCATGTCTGAAAGTTCTACAATCTTACGCTGACTGAAAAGCCAATCCAGACCATCGATCTTGATCTCACGCGCTTTACGACGGTAGAAAGTCGTTGTGCCGGTTTCGTCGTTCTTGTGTTCGTAGGTCTTTGTGATTGTACTCTTGGACATTGAAATGTCGCTAAGGCAGTTGACGCAATACTGCGCATCCACCGAAGAAGCAAAGTGCAAGCAGAATGCTTGGCCGCACCGTGCACAGCAAATGCAGGTCTTGGTTGTGAGATTCAACTCCAAACACACATCACACACTGTGGATGTTAGATGCGCTTCTTCTACCGGAGTAGCTTCTAATGGAATATCCGTAGCTATTGCTTCCTCCGCGGAGATTTCCTCCGGCTCGTCTGTTGGTGCAAAGAATACTTCTTGCACGGGTTCCTCAAGTGCAGAATCTTCTGACTCATCGGCTGGAAATAACTCTTGTTCTTCTTCTGGCATGTTGCTCCTTACGCTTCTCGCGTGGACTGCCCAAATTGGGATTTTCGTAGCGCTTCCTCTGCTCGGTGCTTTTCCGCCGGCAAAAGAAGCCTTGCTTCTGGAATCCTGCCTTCAAAGTACAAATGCAATAGTACTCGTATCAAAGCAGAAGCAGAAGCTCCTTCTTTCTTTAGAGCTTCTGCTTGTGACTTGAGGATTCGCATTGTGGTTGCTGTGGTACTTTCGGACTGGCTCATAGTACCTCGATGCGGTAGGGTTGCCTTTCCCAAGGCGACTCCCCTAGTATACAGCCGCAAAGTTCCGCCTGTCAAGAGGGGTGCATACGGCCATGAAATGCCGCAAGACGTTGAAAACAAAGGGTTGGCATCCCTCCGACCCGCCAGGACCGCCCCGCCTCCAAGGGCGACCCCGGCGCAAGCCGTAGCATCAACTTTCAGTCTCAATCGGCCTGTCTTCTGTGTCAGACCAGTCCTCTGGAATATCATCCTTCCAGTCATCATCTTCATACACATCTTCATCGAAGGGTTCGTCTTGCTCGTGGGCTTGGAACGCTGGCTCATAATCACCAGTTCCAAGATGCTGACGTTCCATTAGACGTTCTGCTTCATCGCGGGATTGCGGCATATTGCCTCCTTATTTGTTCGTTTTGCTCAATGAGAGTTGCAATGTCTGTGATGCTAACGAACGCACTATGCGCTCGCCGTACAACGTCGTTGCCAGCTATCTTGTACAGGTAATCTCCCATACCGAGAAGATTCTGTGCGCCGTCAGCATCCAGCACAACACGACTGTCTACACGTGCCGGGACTTTGAAACACACGCGAGCTGGAAAGTTGTTTTTGATTGTGCCGGGGAGAACATCTACCGAGGGTCGTTGTGTGGCCAGAATAAGATGTACTCCGGCAGCACGAGAGATTTGGCTGATTTGTTGAAGCAGAAATTCTATACTCGGTGAACGAAGCTTCTTTTCCATCTGCATAAGCTCTGCTTCATCTTGCATAAAAACATCCGCGAGTTCATCTACGATGAGGATTTTGTACTTCATTCTGTGAGAATCAATAAGCTCTGGTCTGTCAGGATTGTAATAGCCCTCATTCATTTGATTCCACTCCCGAATGTTCCTCACCAGCCCACTCATTTGCATGTTTCTCAGTCTAACTTCTTCAAGTAACTGGACGAGGCTTGCTCTGAGGTCGCTGATGTTGTTGAGGACATATTTAACATGAGATAGTCCCCTGAATAGTACGAGATCAAGGTTTTTTGTGTCCACGAGTATAAACTCCAGCTCTTCTGGGCTGCGAAATAAAGCAAGCGAACATATAAGCTGGGCCGTGAAGACAGATTTACCTGAATTCGTTGCGCCCGCAATGAGTAGGTGAGGTTGAGTCGCCAGATCCGCATATAGATGTTCTCCTGTAGTGGATTGGCCGAGCAACAGTGGCAAAGCCATTCCAGCGGTTTCGGTAGAAGTCATCATTTTATGGAGACAGGCATCGAAATGTATAGTTTGCCTATCCTCACGTGGCACCGCAATTGAGATTTCGCCGAGAGCGCGGTCAACGGAAACGCTTTCCACGGCGAGAGAGCCTGCAATTTCTTCTTCTTTGTTTAGCACGGAAGAAAACTTCGGCTCGCCGACAGGTTGGAAGTAAAAGGTACGTACAACTGGGCCTTCTACCAGACGTGTAAAAACCGCGCCGAAGCCGAGTACTAGCATCTTACGTGTTAGGACAGAAACTTGTTTCTGTACTAGCGGTGAGTAGGATGCTAGAAGAGCGGCTTGTGCGCGGGCGGTTTCAGAAGGAAGCCTCATCGAGAATACCTTCCTAGCATGAAAATAACATAAGCACCGGCTCCTGTTACAAAGCCGACTAAAGCTTCATGAAAATCATCTGTCCAAAGTATTGCAAAACCGACAAGAAAAGCCAAGAAAATGGTTATTAGAAGTCTTTTCATACTATTCCTCCCCTTCCCAGAAGTGTTCTACAAGCTCTTTCCATAAACGCAGAGCAAGCTCGTAGAGTTTAATCAGACCAAATGTTCCAAGAAGAATTAAAAAGAAAACTATAAACTCAGTCATCTTTCGAACCTCCATCGGAGAACAGCTCACGGACAGCACAGTTACATTCTACGGAGTTTGCTTGGAAAACATCTTTGTCATCTTCTACAAGTCTGCAAATTACAAAAGAAAGTACTTCAAAAGCTCCAGGGATTTGCTTGAGCTTCTTGATTGCGTTTTTGTAGTCTGTAGCTACCGTGTGCTCGGAAATTTGAAGCTCAGCTGCGATTTGAGCGAGAGTCTTTACAGAATTTAGCCGTGGTTGACCGGGCTTTGGGCCGCGTTTCTTGCTCATGCTTTCTCCCCACTTTCTACCGCTGCACGGAAACTGCCGCTAGAAAGCATCAGCCGGTTGATTGGCGCAAGGTACTTGAACGCTGTACGAAAGTTTACCTTCGCCGGATCAAAGTGTAGGAAGTATCCGCCGGTTTGCTCGCTGAGATAGCGAAGCAGGTCCATCTGATGATGCTTATAATCAGAACCACGTCCAAAGTACACCGTGTCGATGGGGATACAGCCGCTGGCTGGCGCTACAGCGTGTGCGATCTTGATGATTACATCCGCTGAGGATTTCCAAGCATCGATTTGGCCACTGTAGTAGTCTTCTATCGAAGCTTTTTCATCATCTTCTGCTTGCAGGTGGTCTGTAGGAGAACCGTCGGTGAAAGCTACAAGTCGAGTAAGTGTGGGAGTGGCATTTAACGCATTTTTGAGTGTGTTAAAGAACGGTGTGCCACCGCTGGAGAGGTCAGCTTCTTTGATATCTAGTCCAAGCTGCGGCAAATCGCTGCGGAGACTCTGAAGCTGGTTGTGAGTATTCATAAAATGCACAGCAACAGCAGTCTGGTTGGGGATGCAGTTTCGTAGAAACTCTACAACACCTTCTTTGGCGTTGCCGATTTGGCTATCCATGCTACCGCTATCATCAAATACAACACGGATGCGATCTGTACACTTATCTGGCGAGATATAGCGTACAAGCGCATCCGGCTTGGCGCCACTAGCTGCTTTTGCGGCAGCGATAGCGGCGGCTTTTGCGTCCACCGAAGAGGGTGGTTTGTAGCTACCTATTTGGAAGGGCATTTTGGTTTTCTCCTATCGTACATGGTTAAAATTGATTCTGGTATTCTCCAGTCTCTCGCTTGAAAAAATTTTATAGCTTTGTCAAGAGCTACTTCAAAAGAGAGGTCAGATTCTTTTCTTAAAGTGCAAACAGCTTTCAAGATTGAAAAAGGAGGTTCTTTAGCCATTGTACACACTCCAGAGCATGTTAAGCTCGGACATTTTGCTACCGTCGCCGTTGTTACGGTCTGGATGGTATCGCAGCGCCGCTTGACGGTAAGCGCGCTTGTCTAGCACCGGTCCCATAAGATCAGAAAGCTTCGCAGCAACAGTTTCCTTGGTCAAAGCTGGAGTTTTTGCTGGAGCGCTTTGCTGGTAGAAAAAATCCTCTGGTCTTGGCGCACGTGCGCGTTTGCCAGAAAGGTCAATGCGGTTGTTTGCTGCTTGAGAAGTAAGGTCTTCTACCTCAACACACTGTACTTCGTGTCCCATTGCGGCGGTAATTTGTCGCAGGCGATCAAGTACAGCAACGCCACAATTTCCTAGATAGCTCCAACACTTTGTACTATCGTCGTAACTTCGAAGACCAATTGGTGGCTCTTTGAGTGTGGTTTTGCAAAGGTCAAAAAGAACCTTCTCAAGGTTGGTGCTAAATGCAATTGCGAGTCTGCCGTCGCTGTACGACGAGAGACGAAGCTCAAGAAGTACAGTAGCGCCAGCTGCATCACGGTGTTGTTCGTAGTATACGTACACGTCTGCTACCTTCCCCGCGGCAACGCCGCATTTGGAATGTTTATGGGTGTGTTGGATGATTGTGGCTGTTGGTGCTGTTACTACCGAAGTCCTGCTGCTCTTGCTTCATCGCACCAACGCTGCCAGTTTAGGCTCTCAATCTTAGAGGCTACTGTATAAGCTCTGCTGGTAGCTTTCAAATTTTTAAAAAGCTCATAACGCATCGTAAGAAACAAAGCTTCTCCTCTGCTTGTATAAAAAGCATGTGTCAGTATTCTGTATGCTTTGACAGCGCGCTTTTCAGTGTTATTGAGTCCTCGCATTAGCTTCATTGTTTCGCTAGGCTGTGGCATTTTGGTTTTCTCCTTTATATTGGTTTGGTTGTGCAGATCGTCTGTGAAGGAAAAAATCGGGCAACCAGCCGATCCGCTTTTGCTGGTTGCCCATCCCGTTTTCAGTCGAGGTCGCCTACAGTGGCGACGCGCGATAGACAATTAGTAGGCATCATAGCAGTACGATTCTTGTTGCTTCGATGCTTGATAGCTCCGCCACGAAAAGGCTTGTCTATGGAGCCGTGTGAGCATGGCTGGTTTGCACATACTCACATTGATTGATGCTATAGCAGAGTCGCCTTACCCCTCGGTCAGATCTTCCGCTTCCGCCACCGGACTAGAAGCAAGCAACGCAGCCAGCACAGCTTCCTGCCGGTCTGCCGGAATGCCCATAGCAGTAAGTTGCCGGACAAGCTTTTCAATATCCGACAGAGACTTGCGAGTGGGAGGCTCGTTGATTGCATCCTTCAGGTCGATGACATCCTGATTGTACTCCGGCGTCGGCTCCGGCTCGCCTTCCTTCTGAGACTTCATGAAGGCATTGGACTTTGCATTCTGAAGATAGTTCAAACCGCTCTGGAAGATGTAGATGAACTGGGTTTCGTCCGGTACAAGCAACTGTGCCGCTTCGATGCTCTTCACCGTATAACGGATGAATTCATTCTCGTTGAAAAGCGTATATCCAGCCTTTTCCAGTTCTGCCCAATTGGTGGGAAGGCCAGTGTCCTTGTCCAGCTTTTGCGCGCCGGCTTTGGTCTGAATCTCCTTCACAATGGTTTTGCCGCTTGCATCGGACTCGTACTTCACATAGGAACGATAGGTTGACTTCTCAGTGCTAATCGTTCCAGCCTGCTCCACTTCATTTGCCATTTGGTGCTCCTTTTGCGCGCTAGCGCGTGTTGCATTCTCTCCTTGACGGAGGGGTTGAGTATTCCCGATGGGATAGCGCCGAGGTGGCGCATGTACTCTATAGGATAGCTCGGAAAGGGAGGAGAATGAGTATGGCGATCGCCAGAAAACCATACTCCAAGAGTCCCTGCTTCGAGCTATCCTATAGAGCGCACCGCAAGTCTAGCTTGCGAAAAATGCTGTGGAGGCTCTATGCGGCGAAGTTTCTGTGCAAGTTAGTAGTGGTCGGCTACTATGGAGAGAGCGAGTTGAAGCTGTTCCTTTGTTGCGCCATTAACAGCTAAAATCTCCGCGTTTGTAGCATCTTCAATAATGCTGAAAAGATCGGCTTTAGCACCGAGAGATAGTGTGTTGGTGGTCGGATCAACCCATGCATCTAGTTCTTCTTGATCTCGAATCTTCAAGCGAAGTGTAATTGTTATTTCAACTTCTCGTGGGAAGCTTAAAGTAGCGATGGGCGTTGTTTGTATGGCCATTGGACTGGTTCTCCTAGTCTTAGGATACACCGGCGATGCCGGGATGTCAAGCCCTAAGAGGCCCAAATTCAACCTCTTAGAGCGGTTTTTCGGTTAGTTTACGGTGTCTGGAGTAGCATCGGTGGACGTGGTAGGCACGACCTCTGGAATGTACTTGTATAGCTTAGCAAGTACATCCTCTGTAGCGTGACAGTGCTGTTCAAGAAAGGCTACTACTTTCTCGTCAGGCCAATCAAAAAAGTCCTCGCTAGTCCCAATGCCTAAGCATAAGTGCGCAGCGTTGTGGTACGTGAGAAGCGCATTCAACGCTACGATACCAGCGTTTACGAAACGATTTTCGGAAGGTGTGGCTATGGTGAGTTGTTCTAGCGGATTGCAGGTTTTTGGTGAGGCTAACTCGCTGAGCATGTATCGCACAATGATTGAAGTTGCATGCTCAACTCCTGTGAGATAGTAGATTTTCGCAATTTCTTCCTTATCGAAGCTTGACTCGTCAGAGAGAAGAGACTTGCTTTTTTCTAGATACTCGACCATTGCATTTGAAATGTCATCCATCGCATGAATCATGCGACCGTTACTGTTGAGTGTGTTAAAGCTTGAAGGCTTGAAAGCTTCTGCGATTGTTGGCATGTTTTCAGGCCCTCTGGTGGAGGTGGATTTCTCATCTTGCATTTTGGTTTCTCCCTGTATGGTGTTGCTGTTAGAGCGTTGGTTCTTTTAGCTGCTGCTGATTGGCGTTCCTCATTAAGACTGCCTTCACAGTCACCAATCTAACAGCAGCTAAAAGAACCCGCGTTCTCTATACTAAGACTCTACTCGTGTACAGGCCGGCGGCAAGACCGCCGCGTGCAAAGGTTATATAGGAACCACGGAGTTGTAGGAAGTACGTAACGTGTATGGCTCCGCGGTTCCTTTTATAAACCTTTGGTGACGGTGAAGCCGCCGGCTAGAACATTACGAGAAGCAGCAGCCCCACAATAAAACTGCACGCAATTGCCACTGCGCCGATTGCGAAGTCTTGCAGCTCCTCGATTGTGTCCTCATCGAGATGGAACATGCTATGCCGCCTTTCGCGCTGCGACAGCAGCTTGTTTTCGTGCGCGCTTGGAGGTTTTAGCATACCGCCGGATAAGGTTTCCGTGAATGCTTTCGATGTAGGCATTGCGGTGCTCCAAAGAAAGCGGTCGTAGAAGAGCTAAGCTCGAAGCGCGCTTTCGTACTCCTGCGGTGTATGGCATTGCGGAGTTAGCGAGAGGTTCTGGGGAAGCTGAGTTATTCATATTGTGCGAAATCCTTTCTGAGTGTTGTGATTGCTTTTGCTTGTCCGCAAACATACACTAGCTGAAGAAGCATGTCTAGAAGCTCCTCGTTTCTTGCTGACAGCGAGGTGAGAGTGCAAAACTCATTCCGTCGCTGGTGTAGGTCTGAGTCTTCAAGGAAACTATATCCCGGTGTCGGCATTATGTGTTCTCCTTACAAAAAGAGAGGTTTTTCGTCTTTAGGACTTTGTTGATGATTTTGATAAGGTCGAGAGAAGCAGCATAAGCAGCACAAGCAGCAGTAGCAACAGCATAAGTAGTATAAGCAGCATAAGCAGCATTAGCATCAGCAGCATAAGTAGCAGCAGAAGCAGCATAAGCAGCATAAGCAGCAGCATCAGCAGCACCAGCAGCAATATCAGCAGCAGTATAAGCAGCATAAGCATCAGCAGCATCAGCAGCAGCAGCAGCAGCAGTATAAGCAGCATAAGCAGCAGCATCAGCAGCATCAGCAGTTCTGTCTTCGCCACTTAACCATCTCTTAGCCCAGCTAACAAACTCCTGCTCTAGGTAAGTTTCCAAGGCACAATAGATCGCTATTGCGATTCTCTGTTCAACTGTGAGTATTGGAAGTTCAAGCTTCTCATGCGTTATCAGAGAGAAGCACCCGCATTTGAGTTGCCCTGCGCGTTTCGATACCCAACCAGACGCACGCCATAGAATTGGGTCCTTGATATTTGCATCTGCTGAATTTCTGAACACAGCTACAAAAGGGTTTTCGTAAGCATGAAGATAATGCTTGGTGCAAAGAGGTTTAGAGGTATCTCTAAGCTCTGGTTCGATTGAGTGTTTGGTTCCTTCTTCCCAGTGGGTGTCACCAAAGGTATTCCCATTCTGGTCTGTCAATTTGTACAACCATCTGGCCATTGTGTGTTCTCCTTATAGAGTGTTAATTTTGCTGCTTACACTCTCTAGGAAGCATCGAAGGATAGCGCATTGGAACTTTATATCCTCAATACTAGCGCAGTAAGCTATGGCTTACCGATGCTTCCTAGAGAGCATAAAAAGCTCTCGCGTACGTACCAGCAGCTACGCTGATTGTTGCTGTTGTCGTCGGCTGTTGGTTACCGCTGCCCCACCGACACAATTGGATGTGCAATCGGCCGTGGAAGATGCTGTAACCGATTCAAGTGCCCGCCTGCGGCTACGCCGCCGCCGGTGAATGTGAGAAGCAGATATAGTACAAAGCTATAAAGCATCATCGTGATTCCTCAATTTCGCGGATGAGTTTATCGGCAAGCCGAACATCCTCGCGCTCGTTTATGCAGTTTGCTACGGATTTCAGCGTCTCTAACAGCGCATCTTCCTTGATTTGCATCTGCTCAAGCTCGTCGAGCAGAAGCTGCACGATTGTGGTGCCAAACTCGTGCAGCCTCTTGTGCGTCTCAGGCGTGGTTTTCAGCTTCACAATTGTCATTGATTCCTCGAATCTGGAGCATCTTGCGCTCCCATAGCCGCTCATCCGGTCAATCTTCGCGAGGTGTGACCACACTGCAAAGATCAGGTCTTTATCCGGCTCTAATATCCGAGCGGCTATGGCAGAGCAAGTCTGCCGGTTGCTAAAGAATGCTGATTGATACCACACAAGCACCTTTTTTGATTCTGCATCAGCTGTCTCCTAAAGGTTCAAAATCTCCAAACGTAGGATCTTCTGAGTTGGCGAGAAACTCTCGTTTTGCGCTTGCACGTTCTTCGCGCTCACGCTTGAATTTCTCTGCTTCTTCCCATTCTTCTTTGGTGATGCTATCAGCAATGAGAGCTGTTTTAGCTGCTTCTGCTAACGACTGCCGATTTGTCTCTGAAGCCAACAAGTACAGTTCTTCATTTGTTGGATTCGGAGCCTCAATTGTTACCTGTCGAATCGCAGAGATATACTTTCCTCGCGCCGCATTGTAGACTTTACATGCTACCTTGTATACCCTACGTGCACGATCATACGTTGCTAGCTCAGCATCTGATGCATCTGGTCTATCCATCATCAAACGTATGTTTGTAAATCTCTTACATGCTGCTCTAAATTCAATCGACGCTAGAGAAAACTCACCTAGCGCCGTTGCATTTGTGTTTTGTATTGCTTTTCCAAAACTCATTGTTTTCTCGCCCTTCTTTTGGTCACTAGGGATATGATACACCTAGGCATGGGGCCTGTCAAGTTTCAGCCTTGCGACATGTCGCATGTTTTCAACGACTTACGGCATGGTTGGGTAGTCATACCCAAATGTCACCACCCACCGTGCCGGGCGCCTGCCTGCGACTGTGCCGCCGCCCTTGCACATCCAAAGCATAACTTTCTTCACTTCTCGGTACATACGCACCCTTCATAAGATTATATATATTTTAATCAACAACACAACAAAGAGAGAATTATATATAAAAATATACTACTACAAGCTTCGCTCGCGCTACGTGAAAGCATGTTCTTTGGACGTGCATGAGTGGCCTGCCTCGCGGCGCGAAGCCTTGCCTCCGGGGGCGTTGTCACTTGCATAGCACTACCTAACCAACCCGTAAGTGTCTGAAAACAAAGCGCATCCCCAAGGGCTAGCTCTTCCCAGGCCCCATGCCTCCGCCGAGAGAGAGAAGTGTCCTAGAGAGAGTCCACAAATAGCACTGCACGCCAAGAAACAAACGTGCAAAAGCAGCATAGAGCAAGAATGCTGCTCTATGCTGCTTTGGCGCTTCGCGGCGGAGCCGCTTACTTCACCATGTTTGCATCAAACCCGTAGAACCTGCACAGCGCGCGGAATGCCTTGTCTGTTGCTTCTGGCAGGAATGTACGTTTCTCCAGAAGGCGGCTTTTTACGGCGGAAAGCAGCGTTAGTTGCTGTGAACCACTTGTCTCGTCTCCTAGCTTCTGAAGTTGTTGCTGTGCAAACTTCTTAATTGCATCCTCGGTGGACGTGAGTGCCAGATACCATTGCAGCAACGTCGCAAGGTATATCGGGCGACTCTCGCTGAAAATCCGATTGTTTGCTTCAGTGGTGATTGTGGCAATGCAGTACAGCGTAGCGCTGTCTGTAATGCCGGTGGCAATATGCTCAGCGTAAAGGTCACGTTCTGATTCCTTCATTGCTGCCCACTTGCCCGCGAGCGCTATACGCTGCCGCTCACTCAGTGTGTCCATAGGATTAAACGTTGCTGGTGTTACCGGCGCGGTTGGAGCCTTGACCGCTGTTGCTGTTGCTGTTACGGCTGTGTTGCTCAATTGATCGGCGATTGTGTTGTTACTCATTGGATGTTTCTCCTTTACAGGGTTAACCCTGTGCAAGCCATACACTGAATACAGCTTGCACAGGGTTACTCACTGTGCGTGTAGCTCTGACGGCCTAAGCGATACTGCTAACCCTGCCATACTCTACACTTGTGAATCAATTGTCAAATACTCAGGTTCTCTGTGTGTTCCGTATGGCCTTGGCCTTACATCCTATATATAGCAATTAACGTGCCAAACTCCGCGCGGCGGCATGGCCGCCCTAAGTCTTTTAGAATCAACAGCCGCTTAGGTTATGCACAGCTTATTCACAGGCGCGCCTACGCAATAACATATGCGCCTACGCACATCTGTACGCTTGCTCATGCTAACTCCAATGCTATCAACAACTTGCACTCTACACTCTTTCATAGTCCCTGTTATGCTTTCTTGAATGTACTACTTTGCTATTAACGCCTATGCTACTTGACAGCCGCAAGCCGCCTATGCTATAACGCTTGTGCCCTAGTTGTCCATCCCTCTAGTTGTCTATACAGGCTCCGCCTAAAAAATCTCAAACGCGAATAGAAAACGAGGGGGACACCGCTACTAATTTTTTCAACTTTTTTGAAAATAGCAATGTACATTATAAGAATATTCTCAAGGTGCTGAGCAGCAGCAAGCGGCAGCAGCGGTAGCGGCGGCGAAGCAGCGGTAGCAGCAAGCAACGGCTACAGCAGCAGTAGTGGCGGAGCGCCGGGACCGGTGGCCGGTGGGTGTATGCTGCCACAGAGTAGGTAATTTTGGCCTTGAAAATACCACTTTCGAGCTTGACAGCGCCGTGCAGTAGGTGTAACCTTGAAGCATGAGCAATCCCAACAGCGGCGTCGCAGCAGAAGTGTATACATGCTCCGAGCGTACTGATAGAAGTCCGCTTCGGCGTATGCTGAGACGGTACTTTGAGAATCAGCCAGGCGTGCTCACAGCGGCGGCTCCGTCGCCCTTTGGGTCTGCGAGAAGCGCCGGAGGCGCTAGCGCCGCGCTGGCGGTGGCACAAAAGGATGATATTTAGATGACGCTTGTAAGTAAACTAAACTTCTCAAAAGCCAGCGGCGCGGCCGCCGTAAGTGCCTCAGCTACCACGAGCAGCGCATCTACTGTGTCTGCGGCGGCGCCGGCCGGTCCAGTTTCCTCAACAACGACCACCTTACACTATGGCGGCGCACTCTCATCCACAAACAGGCTCGCACGGAAGCCAGATGCTAAACATCACTTTCGTACTCTAAAGCGCCTCGAAACTATGGCGCGTCTGGAAAATGCTGGCATTCCCGAGATTGCTGCCGCCGCAATGCTTACAATCTCTCTGCGGCGACTCCAAAGCATAAAATCCTCTCCCGACTATCTCAAAGTCCGAATGCAAATCACCCACGGCATCATCATAGATGCCGAATCACAGCTTGATCTCATAAAAAGCCAGCGTAAGGAGATGCTAGCACAACTTCTCCCATCGGCTTTTCAAGTTTTGGCGAATGAACTCAACGCGAAAGCAACCACAATCACAGAGCGTAAGCATCAGGTTGATGTTGCTCGTGATATCATGGATCGCGAAGGAACATTCGCCAAGGTATCTCGTGCAGAGATCAAGCCTGTTGATGCGTTTGATTTTGAGCGGATGGACGAAGCTTCTCGTAGTATCATTAACACCATTCGTGGCATCGCAGCACCTGCTACGCCAATCCATGCGGCCGCCGCAGTAGAAGTAAACAACGAGTTCTCAAACTCCCACACGCTCTCACAGGTAGATCAACAATCAGCTCTCGATAAGCTAGAAGCCGAAGCAGCGATGCTAGAAGCACTTTCTATGGAAGGACCAGTGAATTAAGAATGGGCCTTTCGATGAAACATCGACGTGATGTTTTCAGTCCGGTTTTTGGTTCTCATTGTTTTGAGTGGCCATACTGGGCTGAAGTAATGACAACAGACATACCCTAATACCGCGCAATTCAGTTCTAACGCAGGACTCACCGACTGCAAACCCCATAGCGTTTGCGCAAGGAGTAGAGATGGCAAACATTAACACGATTCTCTCAGAAGTTGGACATGCTTTCGAGGTGTTCTTCACAGGAGCCACCAAGGTAGCTCAGGTTGCAGAGCCAATTGTAGACGTGGCTTTTCCTGGTATCGCCTCACTGTATAACCTCACTGTCACCGCTGCTATCAATGCAGAGAATGCTGCAATCGCTGCAGGTGCACAAAGCGGTAGCGGCGCACAGAAACTGGCCTTGGTTGTGGCCTCAATTGAATCTGATTATGCTGATTATGCAAAATCAGCCGGCATTTCTGCTACGCCTGCCAATGTGACAGCTTGGGCAAATGCTGTAGTAGCAACGCTGAATGCGATTCCGGCATCAACCACCACAGGAACAGCAGCATCGACAGTAGCAAATAAAGTCTCTGCTTCCACTGTGTCTACACCTATTACCTCTTCAGCTCTCTAAGAAAGCGGTTTCTGCTTGAGCGAACGAGAAACAAACCAACGTGTGCGGGATATACTCCGGTCTCTTGAGGTAGGAGAGATCGGAGATACCTTTGTGCCGCGGTCTACAGTTCTCGGATATAATCTCATACCTACAGAAATTGCAAAATCTCCGACAGAGAAAAAGCAAATCTATCGTGCGAATTCTTTGATGGACTTGTACTATTTCAGCACTATCGTAATGGGCAAGGACCGATTTTCAAAGAATCCGGATAAAGCTCACAATCTGCATTATCAAATGTGTCTCACGGTCATGAAGGATGGCCTCAAAGAAGGCATTGAGATACCGCGCGATCACTTCAAGTCCACAGTATACTCTGAGTGCTTTCCAATCTGGCGCGCTTTGCCCTTCGGCCACCGTGAGGAAGACTTCTTTACCAGTGTTGGCTACACCGACCTCTATATTGAGTGGATGCGCCGTACACATTCACAAGACATTCGCATTCTACTTGTCTCAGAAACCATCAAGAACGCCATTAAGCTCGGCATCCGTATCTCAAACCATTACGAGAACAACGCCTTCTTTCGCCATCTCTTTCCTGAGATTATGCCAACAGAAAAGGAGACGTGGACAAATGAGTCTCTCCATCAGCGGCGCACTCCCATTGGCCGTGGTCAAGGTGAAGGAACCTTTGACTTCATTGGTGTCGGTGCTGCTCTTCAGTCGCGGCACTACAACGTCGTCGTACAGGATGATCTTGTTGGAAGAGAAGCCCGTAAGAGTTCGATTGTCATGGCTGATACCATTGACTACCACCAAATCCTCGTAGGCGCAACAGACAATGACCCGAATAATCCTGGTAGAGACTTTGATGAGATAGTAGTAGGAAATCGCTGGAGTCATGATGATCTCAACTCGCACATTCGCCAAGAAGAGCCATACTTCAGTTGGACTACGCATAGTGCTCTTGGTGGCTGCTGTGCTTTGCACTCTTTTGGCCAGCCGATTTTTCCGGAAGCTTTCACAAGAGAAAAACTCCTTCGCTGGAAGCGTCGTTTGGGTAGCTATCACTTCTCCTGTCAGTTTCTTAATTATCCTATTGATCCGTCTAAGGCTAAGTTTAACATGGCGGATTTTCGCTACTTCCATTTCGAGAAGGTAACTGGTGCTCTGGCTATACCAAAAGAATCTGAGACAATGTCTCGGCTCTTCGAAACTACGCAACCTCAGCAATATCGTATCGTGGTGCGACACCATGTTGCCGCCGGCGATGTAGAAAAAGACATCTTCCCACGAAACCTTGACCGTTACATGGTTGTTGATCCAAACCACGGCGGTGCACACATGGGCCAAGAGGTCGGTAAGGATGGACGCTGCCGCCACGCTATCGCTGTGACTGGTATAAGTCGCAGTCCCCGTAGAATCTATCTCCTCGATCAATGGGCAAAAGCCGCTCCGATTGATGAGTTTGTAAAAAAGATTTTCTTCTTTGCAATCAAGTGGAAGCTTCGCGTCGTCTATGTGGAAGCAGTCGCCGCACAAAAGTTCCTCCTCTATCATCTGAACTACTTCGTAGAAGAGCACAAGCATACTCACCCAGAGATTGCTGGAATTCAGTTTCTGCCTTTGAAAACTCCACAGAATGCAAATGCCAAAGCTGAGCGCATTGAGAACTTCATTCCAATTGTCGAGCGCCACGAACTCTGGCTTGATGCTAACAATTGCATCGAAACCAAAGAAGAAGCAGAGCAGTACGGCCAGCGCAAAGGTTTGATTGATCTTCTAGATGTTCTCTCCTACGGGCCGCAGGTATGGAAGTTTGATACAGTCTCTGAAGAAAAGATCAATGAATTTCTTGCTAAACAAATGGCGCAATATCGTCGCCGCGTAGCTTCTGCGGTAGCTTAGGAGACAGCATGGATTGGGCAGCCTGGGGACCAACAATTGTAAGTATTGTTACTTGTATCTTTTTTGCTGGGGTTTTGTATTCGAACCAGTCAACTCACTCAAAGCGATTGGATGAGCATGACATTCAGCTAGAGGATCACTCAAAAGAACTGAATGCTCACTCAGTGGAGCTTGGAAAGATAAGTGCTTTTCAGAGTGGTTATGCCACGGCAAAAGCTCTCTACGATCATGGCGCTCAGGCACATCAACGTAGTTAGGAGCAAGCATGACAATTGATCCGCAGCAACTTATGTTATTCTACATTGCCAATCAAGCTGCATCGGCTTTGGTGCAGGCTTTACCTGCACCAAATGGAAATGTAGTGTACCAGTTTTTCTATAAGTTTGTAAACTTGTTAACAGCGGACTTTAAGACTTTCAGTGCGCAAATGCCGATGCCACAGTTTCAGTACACTCTCTCGGCGCCGCAGGTGCCTGGAAGCACGAGTGCCACGGAAACAATCACCTCTAACGTTACAAAGACAGTGGCCGATCCAGTGGCTTTAGCTAATATGGTTGCTGGAACAAATGCTACAATCATTTCGAGTGCCCTCTAATGCCATATCAGCCACCTACAGAAGTTACCGAGAAAGAGTTTGGACCGGACAACTACAAAAAGCTGTGCGAGTTCATCAAGGAAAAAGTTGAGCATCTTGACCGGCGGCTCCAGACATTTCGCACGGAGAAACTGCCAGAGTATGTGCGCTTGTATAAAGCTCGGCCAAAGAATCAATCTGCTGATTGGCCGTGGCCTGGCGCAGCAAATCTAGTCATTCCCATAATCGGCACTGCTTGTGACGAGTTGCTAGCCCGTATTATGGGTGGCATTTATATGTACGATCCACTCTGGGCAGCCACGATGAGTGGTGATCTTCCCTCGAAAGATGGAGAAGAGTTAAAGCAAATTGTGCAAAGCTTCCTTATGGACATGGCATATGATCCAGATGAGCTGGACTTATACCGCGTTGAGCAAAGTGCTTTTCACAGCGCTATCAAATATGGCACAGGGATTATCTATACACCATATGAATACGAGAGTGAGGTCGAACGAGTATATCTTGATGGTGGTTTAGAGGATGGTAATCCGGTTAGATCTGAGTCCAGGGTTTTTGTAAAGCGAGATGGTCCTCATCCAGAGCTGCTGCCGCTCAACAGGTTTATCTTTGATCCATCTGTTCCAAAGCTTGAGAACATGAAGTTGATGGGCCATATCGACTCTCTGGATATGTGGGCTTTACAGGATTTGAAGTCTAAAAGTCCATATTACAAGCAGTCAGACATTGACAAGCTTCTCGCATCTCCAGATGCAGTTCAAGAAACTGAAATGGAGCGTGAAGTTAACGAGCAGTTTGGGATTGAATCCACTGGCGTAGATGCCGGAGCGGCGCGATGGTACATTTACACGTTGTTCTTTAAGTTTGATGTTCAAAGAAAGACCTACTCTTTCCAAGCAAAGTATCACAAGAAGAGCCGGAAGATTCTTTGGATAGCCTTTAACAACTATCCAAAGAACATGCTTCCATACCAGGACATGAAACTTGCATATGACGATGAATCCTATCTCGGCACCGGCTTTGCTGAGATGATTCATATGATCCAGACGGAGCTTTCTAACAATAACAACTGGCGCACAAATAATCGTAACATGGCTATGCTTGGTGTCTGGAGAGCAGATCCGGAATCCAAGCTTACCTCGATGCTTGATATTTTTCCTGGTGTTGTACTTCCAGCGAAAGAAGGAGAGCTTGAGCATATTAAATCAGCAGCGGACCTTGGATATAGCGATGGGCCAGATCAGTTTCACATGGCTATTGCAAAGGAACGTACTGGAGTAGATCCGGCGACTGGTGGAACTGGCGGTGGAATTGTAAATCAAAAGCGTGGCATCTACAGTGCTGCCGGCACTTCCATGGTTATGATGCAGCAGAATAACCGAAACAACTTGCGCACTGGTGATATGCGCTCAGCACATGTAAAACTTGGATTAAAGTTTCTGACAATGTACTCAAACTATGGTATCGGCTCGAGACTTGAAAAGTATGGTACACAGGCAGAGAGGCTCAAAAAAGCTCTCGATCAGTATAAAGCTGGCGTGCTTGGCCTGAGACTTCGGCCAGCCTCAGCTTCTATGAACAAGGAGCTTGAACGCCAGAATGATATTCTGTTGAGCGATCGCATGGAGCGGCTATACAACTCCCAGGCCCAGGTTATTCAAGCAATCGCTCAGCCACAAATTCCACAAGATCTCAAGCAGTACTATCTTGAAATGCTTCTTGCGACACGAGTGATGGGTCAGACTCTGTTGCGTGATTTTAACAAAGATAATACTGAGACGCTTCTACCGAATGTCTCAAACATTATCGAAGCCGCAATGCAACAAGCAGCGCAAGCTGCGGGAGCAGGAGCAGGAAATGGAAATCAACAAAGTGGGAGACCTAATCCCGTATCGACAGTTCCTCAAGGAATTGTGGGGCAGGGAGGAGTTCCAGCCGGTGCTGGGACTGCTCAATAGCCTCAAGCAAGAGGCTATTGATGGTGTGAGGATACTCAATCTACAGAAGTCAGCAGAAGAGGTCAAGACTCACATAGCGATTCTAAAAACACAGCTTAACCTTGCAAATATGCTTCTTCAACTTCCAGAAGTCGTTGAAGAAATTGAAGAGAACATCGAAGCTCAGAGTAGGAAAGTAACCACTTTCAAATCTTCACAGGAAGGGAGTAATCTCTAATGACATTTCTTAACTGGCAGAAAAAGGTAGCTGAAGATGGACAGGAGGGGTTTACGCTTCCTGACGATCTTCAGAAAAAGATCGACGATGGTGCTGCGGCCTCCGCAGAGCTTCCAAAGATTCGGGAAATGCTTGAAGAGCTTAAAAACATTCAAGTGACCGCTTCAGCAGAGCAAAAGAAAAAGGACGACGCCGCTGCTGCACGAGCCGCTGTTTCTTCTCGTCAAGAAGCAGAAGGTACATTGGAAGAGCAGATCGAAGCTCTGATGCTCGAAGGCAAGACCAAGCAAGCTCTTGCTTTGGCAAATCAACCTGTGACAAACGAGGTTCTACTTCTTCGCGCTGATCGCGTTAAGCGTGAGGTCTTTGAGGATGAGCAGAAATTCAAATACTACCACGGTGACATCAAGCGCGAGGTAGATGCTCTTATTGCCGCACAGAGCATTCAAGCCAAGAATGATGCCTCTGTGGTTGAAAATTGCTATAAGACAGTTCTGGGTAACCATACCGATGAACTTCTCGAAGGCAAGATCAAGAGTCGCTTCGCCTCTTCTGACAACGGTTCTCGTGGTACAAGCGGCGGCTCTGCTGGAGACACTGGCTCTGGTACTCACGAACGCAAAACCCCCACAGACGAAGTTCGTAAAGCGGCCAAGCTTCTTGGTTTTACTGCTGAGGATTATGCAGAGATGCTTGATAAAGAAGGGGTGGGATACTAATGCCTACGATAGAGCATAAAACAGAAACCGCTCAGGCTGCACAGGTTGCACAAGCTATTGCAGATCCAAAGCTTAACAATACAGAGCTTGAGGAGCAGATCAAGAAGGTTCTTTCAAACATCAAAAAAGAACGTGCAGAAGCTGCTGCTCCGAAGGAGCCGGACTGGAAGAATCTCAAGGAGCAGGATGCGTACGATACACGCATCAATATTCCTGTGATCGATCATGAGATTCCAGATTATATGAACATGAAACTCAAAGATACCGAATATGAGATTGTTTGGGCTTCTACAGATCAGCGTAGGCTTGGTCAGCTTCTTGCAGAGGGTTATGAGTTTCTCAAGCCTGAGCATGTAGAGCCTACGTTTAAGGTGCCGTTGCTCTTCGATTCTGAAGAACGCTACACTTATCAGGATGTGGTCTGTATGCGTGTTCATAAACGAATTCTCTATGGCAAGCGTCGTAGGGGACTTGAACTTTCAAAACGTCAACTCGGTAACAACCACAGACCTCCGACTTCTAAAATCGTCGGCACTTTTGAACTTGGAGAGGCTCCGATGCTAGATAGATTCTCTACCTTCTACGAGCCGGAAGCTTAACATCAACCGCGGTAGCAGGAGCCGCCTAAACATTTTCAGATGAGGTAAAGCACATGCCAGCAAATCTTACCACGCATCTGCCGATTCTCCAGGTACAGAATAAGGCGAACACTACACCTTATACTAGCTCTCAACCTGAAGCGGCCGGGCAAACTTTTCTTACTGGCGTCCCAGTGCAACTGAACGGCTCCGGCTATGTTCAACAGTGGGATGGCACAACTGTATCGGCTGGGATTCTAGGAGTAGCAGAATCTTTCGGCCTTAACCTAGCAGCTGTTGGAACTGGTGCTCCGGTGCCGCCGTTTGGTGGAGTTACTGGCACTATTGCTATCCAAACCTACGGTTCTGTAGTCAATCAGCCTCTCGGTGTAAACATTGCTATTGGCACACCGGTTTCTGATGGACGCACGTTGTATATGGAACCGAACCAGGATAACATTTTCCAGGCGCTGTTTGATAATGCGACTGGTAGTGTTTCTGCTGATTACACTCCTGTGCAGGCATCTATTGGTCTTACCTACGGTCTTACCAAGGATGCTAACGGTTACTGGTACGTGGACAAGTCCAAGACCGGTGGCTCCGCAGTTGTACAGATTATTGCTCTTCCTCTTGGTTCCTATGTCAACGCACCAGTTAACTTTGTTTTTCTCACCGCTGCCATTCAGGTAGCTTAATCGAAGGAGATTTTCTATGCCTCAAGTACGAGCGAAATTTCCACAACTTATGCAGCCGGGGCTTCGTAAAATCTACTTCGATAGCCTCGATAGCCAGCTCAAAGCTTCAGATTATCCGAAGGTGTTTCACGAAGTTGATTCGGATTCTGAGTACGAACAAGAGCTGGAAATGGCGGGCGTTTCTATTCTACAGGAAAAGCCCGAAAACGCCTCAACTGCTTACACAGAAATGAAGCAGGGTGCTTCTAAGCGTGTTGAACCTCTGACATACTCTTTGGGTATTCGTACCTCGAAGGAATTGTATGACGATGATAAGTATGGGTTGGTAGGTAAAAAGGGACCGACTATGCTTGCTCGTTCTGCTGCCTTTACCAAAGAGATGATTGCGTGGAATGTATTCAACCAGGGCTTTACCAGTGCCGTCACCACATTCGACGGCAATCCGCTGTTCTACAATCAGCATGCTCTTCTCGGTGGTGCTTATGCTACCCAGATTGCTCCTGGAGCGGCGGGTGTTATTAGTGCGCCTGGCACATATCCTAATCGGCCCCCGGTGGACGTGGACTTCAGCGTTGCTGGATTACAGCTTGCTACCAATCATGCTTCTCGGATGATTGATAACATGGGCTTTCCGATTCGACTTCGCTGGGTCAATCTGATCACGCCTCCTGAGCTTCGGTTCCTTGTTCGTGAGATTCTTGGTTCTTCGGGTAAACCTTACACAGCAGACAACACCATCAACTCTCTGCTGCCCGAGGATTACAAGAACATCGAAGTTCCTTGGCTCAATAATCCTAGCGCTTGGTTCTTGGTTGCAGAGAAGCAGGACCATGCTTTGGAGGTTATCAACCGCGAAGCACCCTCCACGGACTTTGACGACGACTTCGATACGGATGCGATCAAGCAGAAAACTCGTATGCGTGTTGCTGCATGGTGCCCTCGTTGGCAGGGAGTGTGGGGTACTCAGGGACCGTAGCCTCAAGTTTGCAACAATCCATCGTTGCAAGGTAGATGGGGAGAGCGGATCCTGCTCCCCGCTCTCCGTCTACTAAAAGGAGTTTAAAATGAGTTTCTTTGCTGAATCCGGTTTGAAACACACTCTCTGGCGAGGCCCTTGGCGCTACTGTGCAAGATGTGACAGGAAAACAAAAATTGCACAGATGAAATGGGAACGGGGATTGCTGCTTTGCATTCATTGTCAAGATTCAAACTCTCGTCGTGGACCAGGACTTCTAGGTGAGCGAGATGTGCGAATTGCACAGGTTCTCACAGACGGTAAAGAAGAGCTTGTTCCGGTAGAGAAGGTACGACAACCAGATTTTGCAGAAGAAGTGGAAGATTTTCTAGTCTAAAAGCGCCAAGGCGCTGAAGGAGTTTCAAATGAGTCAGACAGACGGACGCTGGACTCAGGATGTTTCGGTTCCTGACGGTCAGTTTTTTATCGGTGCATCGGAGTTCTTTGATACTGCCAGCCTGGCTGCTAGAGGATCGGCAGGAGCGGGACTCTTCTCACTTAACCTTGCAGCTACTCAAGCTGGAACTTTCTTTGCGAATCTGGAAGCTTTTATTCGCACAGGAGTTTATGCTACAACTGCATATGATCAGGAGCAGTATGGAACTGCTGCTTCGGTTCCTGGGCCTTCGACAGTAGCAGGTACAAGCGGTCCAGAAGGTATTACAGGATTTCCACCTACGTTGGCTTCTGCTATGGCGACCCTCATCGGACCGCAGAGTGGGCCAGTACCCAAGGGAACACAGATTGATAGTATCGATGTAATTTATGGAGTCTATGCTGCGGCTGCCACAGTAGCAACGATTGGGCTAACTAAGACAGTCTTCTCCAATGCCGCTGCGCCAGTAGTATCGAATTTGATTGCTCTTGGTGCAAATGGACTTACAACTACCACAAACACGGCAGGTCAGGTGAAAGTTATCAATGTGCCGATCGCCTCTCCTGCTATGATCATTTCCGCGGATTCAGAGCTTGTCTTAAACGTTAACCTTACTGCGGGAGCTGGTGGTACAGTTTCATTTTATGGTGTGGTAATCAAGTGCCACTTTAACTGGAACTAGAAAGGAGTAGCAGATGGCAAATGATTACTCAGGCCGTATCTGGAAGATTACTGGTGCTGGCACCACTCCTTTTGGAACAGCAAATGTAAAGTTTAAAGGTGGTACTTGGACCGGTGCGGTAGCGGCTCAGACATTTATCATCACAGATGTAGCTGGTCGCGCATTTCAATGGACTTTTCCGGCTGATGGAAGTGCTGTAAACTTTCAAGAACTTGGCTGGATGAGCGGGCCGCTTACGTTTAGCGGTACCTTCACTGGAGAAGTTAATCTGTACCTCGGAACAAAGTAAGCGGGCAAAGCTTAGGAGTTTCCATGGGACACGCGAAAACAGAAAAACTCGCAAATGGTAATTTAGGAGTCGAAATTACCTATGGCGGTCTTGAAGCTCCTTTTGGCGGCGTGGATACGTCTGCGCCGCCAGCTTATATCGATGGTAAATGTTTTGCTGCCTCGGATGGTTTTGTAGTTGTAGATAACAAGCTATGCGTTGCTAACTGGCAGTCGGTGGTATTCCCTACTCTTTGGTCTGGTACAATGGGAGTCACGTTACTTAAAGTAGGAACGTTTTACAGTTCTCCACTTGGGCAGTTAAATTATGCTCTTGGATTTGCTGAGGCCCCAGATGGATCTACTCTTAATGGGATAGTCTATACCTTCTATATGACCTCGTGGAATTATAATACATATGGAGCACCGGCACTTATCGGAAACGATACTTTTTCAGTACGGTTTTTACCTCCTATATTTCCACCGACAGTGGCTTCGATTACGCTACCAATACTCAGTCCACTGGGTCCAATAGCTCTCTTGGGAGATAAAGCATACTATTATGGAACCTTGGCACTTGGTGTGTATCTATCAGGTGGGCTTATTGCTACTGTCTCGATAGCTGTTGGTGCGCCCCAAACAGTAGCGGAGGTCGTAGCAGCATTTGTTACACAGTTTAACACAGTTTTCAACGGCGCGCCTGGTTTCGATGCTGTCTTTGCTTCTGCATCAACTGATGGTCTTGGTATTGTAATAACTGCCAATGCCGATTCTTCTGCTAATGGAGCAGCAGGAAACAATTATCAAGTGGCAGATGCTTCAACAAATGGTAGTACTAGTCGCGGAATACCGTACTATTTTCCCGCCGCTCCTGTGACTTTCGGACCTACGAATCTCCAAGGTGGAACAGATGCTTATACTACTCAACCTGTATTTAAGTCGTCAAATATTTCTACTGCCTCGGTAGGCGGTACTCTATACATGGCCGGCCTTGGACCGATGATCTTAAAGTATGCTGGTCCCGGTTTGTTCAAAGTTTCGTCACTTTATGCCGGGGTTCAAATACTTCGAAAGTTCGCAGGTTCTTTGATTGGTCTTGGAAATATTCCAGCGCTTAATAACGTTGTACAAGATACGAGTATGATTTTTTCATGGAGTGCAGCAGAAGATTTAGATGAGTGGTCACCTGAAGACGGCTCTGGGAATATTACTGGAGCTGGCTTTACACAACTTGCAGATATTGGAGATTCTTTAACTGGTCTGGTAGTTTCAAACAATACCGCTTTCATCATTCGCTCTGAGGGATTGTCTTATGCAACTGCTCTAGGAAGCGGTGCTGATCCATTTCAGTTTTCGCATATTGGACTTGGTGACTCTGGAGAAGGTGCGCAGGATTCGCAACTTGTGTGTGCATATGATCAAACTGGTGCATATGTTGGAAACACGAATATTTTTCAGCTTTCTAGTACGATAAGTCCGATTGGTAATAAAATCAAGGCGTTGTTTTTCAGTCTTCTTCAATCTCAAGCTGCCCTTACTGGAAGCGTTGCATGTGCAGTTACAATCGGTGGAGATACCTGGCCAGTTATTTTATTTATGATTGGTGGAAGTACGTTTTTATATAATACTTCCAACAACACTTGGCAAGTGTTCTCATACACTGGTACTCCCACTGGAAACGAAATCTTTTGCGATATTCTTGCTTTTGATCAAGGAGTAGCCAATCTCACAGCCTACTCGCCGGTACTGGTATTTCAGGAAGGTCGTCCGACTTCTTTAGTTGCTATTAGTTTAACTGAAGGATTGGCCAATGTTAACTCAAGATCAATTGCACCATTTGTTACATTTCCTCAAGAGGAGCTTCTTTTTGGCAGAGATATCACAGTTGATGCTTTGTACATTGCGCTATGGGCAAATGTCACAGCAGATACTACAGTGACGTTTTACATCAACGGTATTAT